AAAATGTGCGGCTGCTGACTTGCTTGCACCAGATCCTCACGGATCAATGCAGCATTTGTCGACAAAGTATCATACACATCAAAAGGTAAGTAATTCACTAGCATTCGACCATATTGAAAACCATTACCATTTATAACTACTTTAACTTTTAAATTTGCTTTAAGCAAACTAAAATTAGTTAAACGATTAGAAACCCTGGGATTGTCAAAGTACAAACTCCAAGGGTTAATATCAAAGTTCAAATTGGTAGTGGTAGTCCATTCCTGTTCCGCAATTTTAATTGGTCGCGAAAAGAAATTTGCTAGTGAAGCATCGTCCGCATCTTGCATCGAACGGGTTGGATCCATTGCAGAATCAACATCGTACATATACGGATCATGTTGGTCCGTAAATTGTACGTTCTCATAAGTGGTGTCAGAGCCAACTTTAAAGATGTTGTTATCTGCAGTGGTTCCGCTTTGTGTATTTAAAACAGTCTGCGTCTCGCCATCAATGGAAACAGTACTTTTGGGTGGAATTTCAATTCCGTCTAAACACGAAACATGCGTTCCTAATTCCCGCCTGTACTTGTGCCATAATTTGTCGAAACGATTTGGATTTATCTTATACGTTTTCAAATTACACAAAACTTCAAGAATAGTGGGATACATTTCTGATCCCGTTTTAACATTTACAATTTTATTTACATTTGTATTTTCATTTTTATTGTCAGTAAGCGGTATTTACAATCTCAAAGCATTGCTTAGTGCTATGAGTGGAGTAATTTACATTGAAGTGACTAACTTCTCCCCTAAAAAGGGGTATTCCACGAGGGGAATGTCGATATGTACAAAGCCTAATATATATACATAAAATTACACAAACATATATACATACTGGTATCCATATATACACACCAATTTTGCTTTCCCGTAGGGCCCAGATTGAGAACTGGGTGAGTAGACAAGCTCTACTCCAAGCTTACGAATTCTTCGTCCTCATCAAGTTCCTCACCGAGGTACTTGTGTCTCCAATGATTAACTCTCTTATCATAAGAAACATTGAGGGCAGGGCACAAGTGTTCGATTTCACACTTCTGCGCGACTTGTAAGAGCTTACTCCTTCGATCTTCGAATATGTCACGACCATAGTAGAACCAATCATGCAAAGAACTTTCTATGTTCTGAGCACTATGTTCTGGTAAAGTAAGTTCCTTTGAAAGCAAATGAGAATGAAGGCGTTTAAAAATAGAATCTTCTGAAAGAAGTCCTACCTTCTGTCCGAGGTCCTCATTGAATACGCATTTACGTTTCAAGAAGTCTACATCATCTTCAGTCATATAATGTGTCGGCGTTGACTCCTTATCAGGCATTGTAAACTTCATATCATGTTCAGCCAACCATTTAGCATATGTAATATGGGTAAATTCCGAACATACTTCTGCAACAGTTCCGATGACGTCGTCTCCATACGTCAAAAAGGCACAATTTTCTTTAAAATCCTCATTGGGATAAATTGTAAAGAAACAACACCTTAACAATAAGGAATTGACTATAGAATTGATAATAACTGTTAGGTTTTGTCCCGAGGGATTAGTCCCAAACAACTGTATCAAATCACCATTGTAAGCCATCACTGGATACACAACCTCATGCACAACCATCTTCATTAAATGAATGTCTTCAGGAGTGTAACCATCACATTTCTCTGCAATATCTATTAAAATATCAAAAGCAGCAATTGTGACTTGAGCGGGCATACGTACATCATACTTACTATAGTCTCCGGCTAAAACACGATCTTTGCCTTTCTTCATAGCGGCTTCCCAAAGTTCTTCCCATTCTGTGCCTTCTGCATTAACGCCTACAGCACATTCAAAAAGAATTGGATTCATTTGAATGATTCTTACAATAGGAAGAAAGTACATCCTAATCAACAATTGTAGAACTAATGGGGCGCTTTGAAACACTCTAACCTTGTCCTTCGTCAATTTAGTTGCCTCATCCTTTAAACACGATTTCCATATCATGTAGCAACGTTTTCCACTGCGAAGTGTAGCAACAGTCTTGTCGAATTCATCCCATATTTCAGGAATAAAAGTGCGAGGCTTACCAACTTCTGGATAATCATCAGGATCTAAATCCACAAGAAAAGGATGCTTTGACCCAGAAAATGGAAAACCGGGTGACGTTGAAAAATTCATTGGATCAATGAACTTCACTCCAGCCAATCCGCTAACTGTGGCGACTCTCGACAATGGGCCCACCTCAAAAAGCTCTGGTATACGCTGTTTTAATCCAGTAGATAAGTCCTTAATGGATCGAACAGCTTTAGCCAAAACACTTCCAATTGGTAAACTAGGCACAGCAGCATGGACTAGTGTAGCTTGATAAGGAAACTTTCCTTTTCCTTTCATCTTTGGGGGTCCCCATTTCTGGGGAACTCCAAAAACTTCCTCAACAGCCTCGGAAACCATGGTAGGTGTAACATTGCTATGAGGTGTGGCTTTTCCACTCGTCTTTCCATACACGTCAATATAAGCCCCTTCAGTCAGGAAATTCACAGCACTTTTAGGGTGAATTTCAGCGCCCTCAAAAATAGGTCGTCCAAACGTTTCCGTTGGAAAATCACCCATGTGAGGGTCAAGATCACCACTAGAAGCAGAGAGAATTACTCCATCCACTTGTGCTAATTCTGAAATGGCAAGGTTTAATTGGTCACGTGTCAAAGTACCACATCCACCAAGTTTTCCACGACCACCTAAATGGAAGCCGAGAATCATTGATCCTTTGGAATCGGAAATAACAGGTGACATACACATACCAGCTTGAGTATCAATAGGCAAATCATAATAACTTCCCATAAATATCTTCTCTGTATGCGCAACTCGACTACTACCTTTGAACAACATAGGAATTGCTCGCATTGTAGTGTCCATAATTTCTCGTGTCACCAATTTCGCCGGTGTTCTCTTTAAGATATTGCCCTCAGGTAAAAATTTTCGAAAATCCTTCATTGAACCTCCACTAGTTATAAAACAAAGTGAAAAATCGGTTGTGGGAATGTCCACACGAAAGGCTCTCGAAATTCTATCCCGAAAGAAACTTCCAACCTTATTTATTCCATTCTTGTAACAACGAATGGAGACATCTCTATCTCCATGTTCATTCAGAAAATGAGTAGGAACAAGTAAGAAATTGGAAGTAATATAGAATCCCAAAGATGTCTTGTTTTTGTCAGATACAATTCCGACCAAATTTGTCCTCATTGAAGAGGCCAAATTGGCGGATGTTGTGGTTTTTGCAGGTTCCGACATAGGAAGAGGAACACATTCAGAAACTAACCAAGGATTAACCCGGTCGTTGCGTTCTTGAACCTCTTCTATGGATTCTGGCTCCAAACCAGTCTGCGTTTCCAACTTCTGATAACGGCATCGCATGGCTGAAAGCACCATAGCGATAGCCCCAAGACCTATAATGGCATATTTAAACTGCCACTGTTGAGTGAAGGTTTGGACAACATCTTTCAATTCTAAAATCCTATTGCGGACCATATGTCTATATGTTTGAATGGTGGCACATGTATACCAATAGACTAAAAATAGTCCAATACCATTCCATAAGACGGAAACGCGTGGAACACCATAACATAGGACTAATGTCATAACAAAGATAAAACTGTTCCCAGCAATAAGTGAACGTTTAATATCTTCTCTCCAAAATATCAAACCAAACTTCAAAACCTTGGGATGACAAATCCAGCTTTCTGGCATAAAATCAACACGTTCCCACCATAGACAAATGGCATTTGTGGCTAGGATGGAAGACGTCACAGCGTGCTCATAATGTCTTTGCAACGTTTCTGCACGTTGATGAAAATATCCTCGAGCTCTACCAGAATAGTATTCCCATTCGCCTGCATGAGGTTGTAAAGTAGGAGTACTTTCAGGGTCCCACGTCTTACAATGGGAACACCAATCGTGGTTTCCATTTCGCTCGTTATAATAATCACATTCACAAAACTTCTCACCACAACAAGGGCACTCGTCGCCAATGATAGAAGACTGCTTAACTTCCGGAACTTTCCTGTCTAAAGGATCTGGAATAACTCTTTCATCACAAGGTTTACAACTAGGAGGATTTGGATTTAAAACCTGTTCTAACGCTGAAACACAGTCACAATAAAAGAAATTGCATTTATCACATCTTGTAGGAACTGTTTTCTGATTTGCTAAGTACTGACCTTCCTCTGTAAAGTGTTCTTTGGAGGCCAATTGTACCCATTTTAAATATTCTTTAACAGAAATCCTTTCAAGTCTCTTCCCTTCAAATACAACAGGGGTCATAGCTGCAAGATCAACATGTCTCTTGTTCATTGCGGTATAAGAACGTACAGTTAAATACCATGCATCGGGATCGGGAGTTGTTCCATACAAAGCCTCAATTTTCCTTTTGCTTAAAATTCCTCTTTCACAACATTCAGGCTTTGGCTCAACTTTAACATGATACATACGTCTAAGAACAGATTCTGGT